TTTAAGATTAGAAATGCTAATGCTACAACTACTATCGCCAATGAAGCCCATAATAGAGCTTTAGCACCTGTCATGATTGGTTTTTGGAACACCCCTATTATTGCAAATGTTACACCAATAATTGCTAGCATTTTAATAGCTGCCCAAATTGTTTCCATATCTGGAATTAAATACTTAAATATTGCGAATGCAAGACCTAAACCAACAATAGCGATACCTGCCATGGCAATTGCCATAATACCTTCTCGCATACTTTTGTCAACTCCCATCTTATCTAGCATCCAGAACATTAATCCCATTACTAATATAATACCCAGTGCCCATATAGCACCTTTCATTGCTTGCGGCATTATTACTTGAACTAATGCGAATGAAATGGCCATGGCTAATATACCAAGACCCAATAACAGCATTCCTGTTCCAAATTCTTTTAACCTTTTACCATCTAAAATGCCTAACATATCAAGTAGTTTCAAGGTTATACCTATTATACCTAACATAATAGCAACTCCTATAGCTCCTTTAATTGCAGGTCCTATAAATAAAGATATTAAAGCCAGTGATCCAGCAAAAACTAAAAGTGCCAAACCTACTTTTTTAAGTTGTGCTAACGCCTTTAACTTCTTTTTATCTAATATTTTGGCCACTAACATCACTGCACCAATTGTCGCAAAAAGAGCTATCGCTATTAAAGGCGATGCCATTGCTGTTATTATTAAAAGTGGAATTGAAAGTGCCATATACCCTGCGAATGCGAATATAGACTTACCGACTGCACCAAGTTTTGATAAAGCGCCAGCAATACCTTCCATTGCCTTAGCCTTTTTCTCACCGTCAGGTCCTAATTTGTTAAGTGCTGCTACTATATAACCTAAACCTGTGCCTATTGGCTTTAGCGTAGGTGCCATGATAGCCATGGCCATAGCTTCTTTAATGCTTGTCTTATTGCCTCCGCCGCTAGATTTACCGGAAGCCATATCCTCTAATACTGTTACTAGAGCGTCGATTCTAGAATACAAATCTCCACCTACTGAAACTGCCGCAGCAGTTACTTTAGCTGATTCATTGAGTTCTTCAATCGCCTTGCTCTGCGCCCCCATTCTATCGAAGGCGTTTTTCATGAAATTTAAATTCAAGTTTTAGAGAAATATTTTTTAAGTATGTGGTGTACTGATCGTTAGACCAGCACACCGTCTCTCATACTATATATCTTTACAATTTCGGCATCTTAAACGAAGGTGCTTTCATTGATGGAACTTTGGGCATCTTAGGAGAGGACTGCGATCTCATAGCGGCCGATTGTTTCTCCTGTTGTTCTTGTTGTTCCGATGTTTGTTTATTCTTAGCCTTAATGTACTCTTGAAGATTTTGAACATAATACCAATATTCATAGTAGTACATTTCTTCAATCTCCGAGGGCTGCATTCTAAGATGTATACCCAGGTAGAACTTAGTCTTAAAGTAGTTCTGCAGAGAGATCTGAAATAATGAAAAGACTTTTGATGCCACCTGGGAAGTCAAGAGGGGCCGTTGCGATCTCCCCATCGATTTCTGTTTCAAGTGTTGTTTGTACACCAATTCTCATTTTTTCTGCTAATCTATAAACGATCATGTATTTTCTATCATCCCAACCTTTATAATCAACTTCTAATTGAAATATCTTAGGAAGTGATAAAGATCTCCAATCACCAACAATATATGGTAAAACTTGAATAAATGCTTTATCCATTTCGATCTCTTTTTCTTGACGATCTTTTAAGTAAGCAGTTACTTCTTCCATTACACCAATTGTAGGTGGTTTCATTCTGATTTCACCAGCTGATCTAGTTTGGATTGTGTAGATTCTTTCTCCAGAATTGTAATATTTTTCAATTTCTGGTTCAATCACAGTAGGTACTAAGTTTTTAGTTGCTAATTCAATTTCAACTGTCTTTTTACCTTTTTTAGTTTTACCCTTTAGGATTAACTTATTTTCAGGTTCTGGGAAAGTTAAGTCTCTAATACTCAAAAGAAGTACAATTCTGTCTTCTTCTAAAATATCTTTGTAAGATAATCTTCTATCACCTGACATGATTTTAGCACAAGATTCTACAATAGCGTTTAGCTTTTCTTCCATGTCGATATAATTGTTATCGTCCATTGTAGAGAAATGTCTAATCTCTGCTGCCTTTGCAGATCTAATCTTAATAATAGTATCTGCTGGATAGAATTTACCCTTTGAAGGCAAATTATCTAAATTCTCAACATGCCATCCTAATAGATCATCAGAAGGTGCAGCTTTTGGTGGGTTAAATGAACCCATATTAACTTTACCTAATCCTTGACTATCGATTACGGCTTCCATGTTAGAAACTTCTTCTGTGTTTTCTGGAACAGAAGATTGATTAATAGCGTCCTTTGACTCTAGAGCCCTTTTAGCCGCTTCTTCTTTTTTGTTTAATTCTTCACTCATATTATTTGTCTTTTAGGTTTTTAAGTGTTTGTTTTAAAATTGATTTTTGATCGGGTGTTTTTAAAGATAACTCTTTTTGAATAAGATCTCGTATCCATGCACTTACTGATACTGGGCGAGTTTCTGTTTCTAATGCTTCATTTAAAATAACCCGATTAACCTCTCGTACTTCTGCTTCTGTTAGAAGCACTTGGAGCTTTTTGGTTAATTTATTGTTATTCATAATATTTTGATATGTTAATAATATAATATATTTTCTGTGCAAAATAAAAGGAGAAGATACAGAAGCATCCTCTCCTTTAAATTTATCTTAGTTTAGTTCTTCAGCCCAAACATCAGCTCTCCAAGTGATCTCTAATGTTTGTGGATCAGCAGTTTCATAGTTTAATTCACCTGTGAAACCAACTCCAGAAGTAATGAAACAATCATCAAGTGTTACCTTTCTGTAAATATCTCCTTCTCTGTTGAATTGTACGATTACAATTGTACCTACGTAATTCTTTTTAAGACCCATTTCACCAGTTTCTGGATTATATTGAGATCTGTACCATTGTCTTATAGTCTTGTATAAGTAAGCTTGGTTAGAATCGTTTAGGTTTAATGTAAAGTTAACTGTTACGTCAATCGCAGTTCCGTCAGGCATACCAGCAAATGATCTGGTAGCAAACTTGTACTTTTGTTCAACCGCAGCTACTTCCCTGTGTAGAGTGTCAAGTCCTGAGATAGAGTTAATGTGCTGTAATAACATCCCTTGTCCTGTTACACCATCTGGTGGCAGGATTGTTACTTCGAACAGGTTAGCCTGTACAGCTTCAAAATTTCTACCTTTCTTTTGAGTTTGATCCTCTGAATAATGTGGTAAAGCCATAATTTTTATCTTTGTTTATTTTATATATCTAGTTTTCTTATGCAAAGTTACCTGTTGCGATTTCTCCTGTATTCAAGATTGTTACTCTCGATACTAAGATTTCAAGACCTTTAACTGGCTCAACGTAAGTATCTAAAATACCCATGTTGTTGTCAATAACTTCGTTAGTGTTGTTAGTTCCGTCCATGATGTTTCTGTAATCGTAAACACCTTGATCTTTCTTAACTGACTCCATAAAGTTGTCTGCTAAAGTTTTAATCTCTAATCTAGTTTGAGCAGTATTAAACTCGAACAAGTAGTTCTTCAATATCTCAGCTAAACCATCTTCGATGTAGATCATTGCTTCTCTAACGTGTGCAGAAGATAATGCTGATTGAATTCCTTGCTGTGCAGTTTTGTTACCTTTGATTGTAAGACCAACGCCTCTTTCGAATACGATTGGGTTATAACCAAATGGCTCAAGTACATCTCTGTCATTCTTATCGAATGCAAATTCAACACTTTGTACACCTGTACCACCAACAACACCTCTTCTTGGTCCTGCGATGATTGACCATGGTAAAGCACTTGTATACTTATCAATGTAGTTGTTAGATACGTAACCTGCTGGTGGAATTACCAACGTTTTACCGTTCTCAAGTACATTTAAACCAGGACCATAGTAGAATCCGTAGTTAGCACCTTCGTTGATTGAAGGAAGTGTATACAATAATGATGGATTTAAATCTAAATTACCACCAGTTGCTATCGTGTTAACATCAAATGCTCCAGATAAAGTATTTAAGAATGAAGGATTTGTTGATTTCTTCAATTCTTTTACCATTGGTGCATTTAGAATAGCTGATGCGTTTTGTCTTTCTTTACAAAGAAGTGTTAATTCTTCTTTATTTAAGATAGTACCATCTTCTAATGATCCAAAGGTATCAACAACATATCTAAACGTAATGTTATCTTTGTCTACTAATGCATTTCCTAAACCAGTACCTGGCTTAATTGCTGCCATTAATTCTGCAATTTTCTTAGGCGTATGTGTTGCGCCATTTAATGGGAACATTGTATAAAGTTCAGTAGATTCTTCGTATCTCTTAAGAGCATGTCCAGGTCTTTCGTTCTCAACATCTCTATGAACTTGGAATTCATATTTAGTAGTTGTACCATCTACAACTTTTACTTTTCTTTGAATTTTAGCTAAGTTTCCGCTTTTAGTAGGAATGTACATTCCAACCTTAACGTCTGCCCAGTTAAATGGATCTAGTTCTGTACCAGTATAAGAGTAAATAATTTTACCTGCACCCATATCATCAAAGCTCCATCCTGAACCAACGTTTGGTAATAATACCGCTCTGTCGTTAGGATCAACCACAGATACTAATGCCGTTTCGGTTGCTTTTCTAACTGAAGCTTGTAATGTAGTAATACCTGTTAAGCCGTTGAAAGATGCAGAGAATGCTTCTCCACCTGCAGGTGCGATTCTAATTTGATCTCCGTCTTGACCATAATTAACGTCAACTGCTGAAATAGCAACAAATTCACCATTAGATGCACTTGGTAAGAAGTTTCCTTCTAATACTTGACCTTGTGACCATGCGTTACTTGATATGATAAGAGAACCATCAACATCAACTGTAATCTCTACGCCTGCAGTCCATGTAGCTGGTGCAACATTTGCAGCGTCACTGTCATATGCTTCGTATTCAACTTTGTCAAAAGTACCTTCTTCGGTTTTAATAGTAGAACCTATAATGTTGCCAGATCCGTCTACTCTGTTTTCAACAGATGAGATTTGTAACCATTCTCCTGAAACTGATGAGTTTAAGAATTTACCAGGTACAACTGGAGTTGATAATAGTGCTAAATCTGCAGCAGATAAATCAGCTACTTCTAATTCATTACCATCAACAATCATTACTTTACCAAATTCAACGTCATCTGATGTTACAGTTTGGTCAACTCTGTGTGAAAGTACTTGATAATCTTGGTAGATATTAAAGTTTTTACCTACTAGATCGATTCTTTCTAATGCTTCTTCATTAATTGCACAGAATAAACCAGTTCTTCTAGCTTCAAGATTAATTAAAGTCTCAATGTATAATTGACGACCTTCATTATCCATAAAGTCAGGAATAAGTGATCCAGTGTATTGTGCTAATAAAGTAACTTCTCTTAGTGCAGCAAATTTTGAAAGCTCAGATCTTTTAAGACCGCTTTGTTCAAACATTTCACCATATGTTGGGTCATTGTTTAATGTAGCTGCATCAAACTTACCTTTGAAGATCATTACATCTACCATGTAGTCAGATACGTATTCTAATTCTTCGATTCCTTCTGGAATGTTAGCTTCTCCGTACCATTCTCTTGCTGTTAAGTTAAAACCTTCAGTGTTAGCAGCTTGTCTAATAATGATAGTAATAGGATCTTGCTTGATATTTACAAATGAAATTGCGTTATCAGAAGTCTCTTCTTCATTATTTGCAGCAGCTAATAATTTATAGTCAGCTGGATTCCAGAATTTATCTGTATCGAAAACTGCACTATATTGTGCTTCTAAGTTTATTGCCGTTCCACCTTCTTGACCAGAATTAGTTGAAGGAGATACAATTGCTACTTTGTCAGCTGCGTCTGCTTCAGTTAAGTTTAATGCCAAGATTGGGCCTCTTGATAGAGTTTCGATTGCAGATCTGTGGAAAAACATTCCTTTCTTTTCTAAAGACTTATCTACACCGCCAAAAACTTGTGTGAACTGTTCAACATCTTCGATGAATACTGGAGTATTGTAAGGACCTTTTTTAGATCTACCTACAACTAATCTAATAGTTTCAGCTGGAATGTTAACAGTCTGTGATTTGTCAAACTCTAGACGATATACGCCTGAGCTTTTGAACTGTTGTAATTGAGGACTTAATGCCATAATTTTTCTAGTTTATTTTTTTGTTCTTTTATTATATATCCGTTTCCGTTTAGTAAATTTATTTAAGCAGATCATAAATGTCAAACTGTAAATCCCCTTGCTCAGAGTTATCTTTAAATAAGATCCTTTCCATTGCATCGTGGACATCAGGGTCAATGACATCTAAGAGTTCCTCAATATAATCTGCATAGTCTGTAGTATTAAAAAATTCTGTTCCAGTAATCGCTGTCATAATGGTATCGTCATTTCCCATTTGAGCTCCGTAACTTCCATTTCTTAATGTACCAAACAAACTAGCTTCTACTATCGTTGATTCATCTGTCAAATCTAATCTATTTATCTTGTATAATTTTGCAAAATTCTGACAAAATATTGCTTTATTATCTGTTTTTAATTTTATTCCTGGTTTTAGTGTTTTACTATCATGCCTGTGTTTAAATCTAACAATCATCTCTTCATCAAAATCGTTTCTTTGCGGAAACACAGTTCCTAAGTATTGGAAAAGTACAGTACCATATGTGTTGTATTCTACTACCATCTTAACATTCTCTGGATTGAAAATATCAACGCTTAGTGTATATAGTATTTTAGCAAAATCTTCAATAACATGTTCGTTAGACCTAAAGACTGCAACTTGTTTAAATTTAAAGAAATCATACATCGCTCCAGGATTTACAACGTTTTTTATTTCTTGTTCATTCATGTGATCTATTTTAAAAATATTAATCACTGAATAATCACCTCCATTTCCTTCTGCTATATCTACCGAAAATAACCAAAAATTGCCACCATCTTTACATGTTTCAATATCAAATTCAGGGTCCCATGTTAAATAGTCTTTTACATCAATACTAATGTAATCAAATTGATCAAACTCGTTATGAATATATTTTTTCATACGCTTACGCATTTTCTTCATATCGACTGGATCTAGAAGTAGGTTTGAAGACGAAACAAATTCATTTCCATATTGTTTATTAAATGCCTCAATAGTACCTAAATTTGCCAACTCTCTTTCATACCATGCGTCATCTCTGTCTGGGTGTTCCCACCAATCAATACGCATTGCATGATATTCGTTATCACCTCGTTCTGCAGCGGCATAAATATTATAAAATTTATTAAATCCGTTTGGTGTAGAAGTAATAGTAATTCTAGAAACTTTAGAAGACGATAGCGTTGGATATACATTTTCATAAAAAGTATCGGCTATCGATGGGTGAATGTGGGCAAACTCATCTAAGTATAGGTTGTGAATTGTAAAACCAATACCTGATTTTGCTGTAGTTGATTGTCCTATTAATCGACAACCATTATCACATCTCACATTCATCACGTCATATTTGATAATACCAGGCTTCATGAAGAATGGTAAATTTTCAACTACAACTTTTGCTTTATCTATAATTTCCTTTGTTGAGTCAGATTTATTAGCTAATAAAAGTGTATTTTTGTCTGTGTTAAAAGTAACATACCACGCATTAAATATTGATGCAGTTACTGTTTTACCCATTTGTCGAGATGCAAGAACAATGTTAAATCTTTCATTTTGAAAGTTTCTCAACATTCTTTTTTGATATTCTCTAAGTTTTACTTGTTGAATACCATCATCTGTCATTACTACTGCATATTTTTCTGCAAAGTAAACGATGTCTTGAGCACATCTAGCTAATTCAGTAATTTCTTCATCTGTGTATTCAAATACAATATTACCTTTACGTAGAAACTGTTTACCTTCATAAAATGGCATTGCAACCTTTGGCCTGTACCCTTGATCAAGTGCAAGCATAAGATCGTCTACTTGTTTAGTAGACCAAACAATCCTATCAGAAGCTGCTTGTGCAGTGTCTTCTTTTGGTATCCATTTATTGTCTCCTACGTAATCGCTCATTATTCTTCGTCAGACTCTTCTATATCGACGTCTTCTATATCTTCTTCTTTTGTTTGATTAATACCTGCTTGAATTGCAGCCATTAGATCTTTTGTACCCCTTTGTACATTTCTTTCTGATGAATCTCCACCGGCTGCTTCAATTTCTGCAACATCATCTCTTTTTCTATAAATCTCAATATCTCTGGCTATTCTTTTAGTAGATTCTTCTGCAGCCATTAAATACATGGTCTGAGATTTAATAATATCTAACATTGATTTCTGTAGAGTTGCAAGTACTTCGAACATTCTTGGTGCCAATTCTCCAGAATCTATAGTTTCTAATAGTGTTGTAAGTGCTCTTTCGCCTGCCTGTAGTTGATAGATCAATGACGACATTGTCATTTCATCCATTTTCTTTTTTGCTTGAATATATTCGTCCTTTTCAATAATATCTGCATCGAGATAAAATTTCATCAGGGACGTAATAGTTTTTGTTGCTTTTTTAGCAGCACTTGATTTTAATTCGGTATAATTTACAGGAGCTAAACTAGTTTCTCTCTGTATCATTGGTAAATCGGTCGGATCTGTTTCTACATCCATTTGATTTTCACCTATTAAAGCATCTAATTCTTTTCTGATTTCATCAGCTTGATCCGAAATGCTTTTCTTTTTGTCTTCGCTCATATTATTATATTATAATCTATATATCTAGAAAATACTTGTAACAAATTTAGTAAATATTTGTTACTAATTTATCTAGCTTGATTGTAGCGTCTTAGTTGGATAGAAGGTATTGCATTGTCGATAATATGTGCATATTGATTATCTCTAACGACATACTGTTGTAAAAGATTAATATGTTGTTCATCTCCAATAACTTTATTAAATAACCTTATGTTTGTTATTTCATGAGGACCTGGCATCAGAGACCATCTGTCAGGCGTTGTCCAACCGTATGGGGTAATGCTATCTAGTTTTTCTGATAATACTGAAGTCAATGTATCTTGTATTGATTGGCCGTTTTGCCAATTGCTCATAGGATCTAATCTATAAACATCAACACCTAGCCCGAAATAAGTATTACTTAAATTAAATACAACACCATACCATACATTTTGTTCTAATTCAGAATTGTAATTAAATATATGTGTATCGTTATTTAACTTTATTGTAATTGAATCTTTAGAAGTTTCTAAGCTTAATCCCTTAGATCCTGTTCTACCCTTTACTAAGTTTATATTTGGATTAATTGAAGTAAATGATTTATCACCAGGTCTAAACCAAAGTGTCATTGCTAGATTTTTATCAACTGCTAATTGTGATTTTTTTACATATTGTAATGCTTCAACACCAACATCTTTAATACTAGACATATCATAACAGTTTTTGGCTACGATTGTCCACTGATTTCTAATTTCAGTATCTTTGATAGTTAAATCATTATGTATTTTATATCTAGTGCCATCATTAACTTCACTAAAAACTGTTTTATATTGTTCTGGTTTAGTTACCTTTGCATATTCTTCTTGTAACTCTTCACCAAATACCTCTTCTATTCCCGTAACTAAATCATCTACCTCTTGTTCAATTGCAGTATCGGTATGTATAGAGCTTGTTCTTTCTTCGTATTTAGTTAGCATTACTCTCCAATACGTCATATCCATATTGAATTCATCTGCGAAAGAAACCGTACGTACTTCGTACATCCTATTCATTAGTGGGAAATATAAGTAATCTCTAGATCTAGGACTTGGTCCTAAACCAAATGCCGCTTTAAATTGGCCTTGCGTAATATGCACCTCAAAGTCTTCAAACCCCATTCCAAAAATATCATATTGAAATTCTTGGGTAGGCATTGCGTTGTCTGGTACCATTATTTTAAGTTCCGCGTTTTCTGTTACATTATACAGCGAATATTCCATTAACACCACATCACTCGACCTTTTGTCAGGTTCTACTCTAAAGTATTTTACTGGGTGACCCCACATTTCTGAAGATAATTCACTTATATCTCTATAAGTATCAACTGGCCTCTGTAAATTATATGGATCATATAACGGTGCATCACAGTCTATAACAATATTAGCACATCCACTCATTGACCATGCGTCATCACAATCCCCACAAAATTGTGGACAACTTTCTATTACACCGTTCTCAGAAAGTAATTCAAATGTAACACTTAATAATGTTATTGTGTTGTAGTCACTTAATCTGTTAACTTCTGCTTTAACGTCTAACCAAAGTGGCTTTGTAGGATCAAATGTTTGGCCCAATAAATCATTAGGTCCAGTACCCATATTTAATACCCTAGATGGAGACATTTGTCCTCCATCTGTACTAGGACCATTTTGAGACCATCTATATGAATATTCAAAATGATTATTAGAATCTGGTTTTTTATAGAATTTAATTCCTGTAGTTGAAATCGGAGATCCTTCTAAAATAGTAAACTCGTTAGGGCTAATTATAGCATCAACAGTAACTGTATAATTAGAAATCAATATTTTTTCACCTGGAACTAAATCTAAGTTAGTGTCTATTCCTGTGATATTGAAACCGCCAAGAGACATAGATAAAAGTCCAACTGTATTTGGTGTAGAAACACCCACAGTAACATTCCAGCCCGTAACTTTAGTAATATCCTCATAAGGATCTACAAGTTTAGCGAACATAAAGTCACCGATTTGATTTGCTGTAAAATTAGTTACCATTAACGATTAAAGTCTACGACCTATTTTTATTTATATATCTGATTTTTTGTCAGCTATTAAAAGCATCTCTGGGTCATCAGATTCGTATACCTCTACTCGTTGAATGATTGCGTTGATTATGTTATAAACTTCAGTGGTATTATTCTCTGATAAGAATAAATCTAATGTAGATAAAAACTTTCTAACTCTCATGACCATAAAATGATCTTCAGGTCCCAATAGATTAGCCCTTCTTAGAATCATTCCTGCTACATCAGCTTCGTGTTCATTAAAAATATCAAATAGTCTAATACTACCTCTAAGTGTTTTTGTACTAAATTTAATAGTTTTTATTTGATCGATATTGACGATTCTACTATAACTAGAATTAGTGTTAAGTGTAAATTTAACCCACATCAAATTAGACATCGTATCTAATATTTGATTTATAAAGTAAATAGATGTGGCTTCTTTATGAATGGCAACATCACTTATTGCTTTAAACCTAGATATTTCAGATTTAAATGCATTGTAAATTATTTTTCTAAGATCGTCTACTGAAAGCAACATAGTGTTGTCCCCTAAAGTTTTAGCGGTAGAAAATCTAGAGATTATTCCCCACAATCTTAGATCAATAGAATTATATTTATGTAATGTAATATCTATTACCTCTGAAAAATTATCTCTATTTCCTGTAGACATCGACCTGGGCTTCTATTTTTTTTAAATCAGAATAAAGTTCTTCTTTTGCAAAAACTTTAAGTTCATTAAACTCTCTCATTCCTATCTCGTTTTTATTAAGATATATTTGAATAGATTGTTCTGTTGGAATATATTTATCAGCTTTATTTTTTGTGGCCGATTTCTTGGTTTTTGTATAAAACCACCCTGGTACAGATTTAAATCTTTGAGCTACCATTGCCCAAGATTCTACAACATTAGCACCACTAATTCCATTAACGTTAAACAACTGAGCATTCGCTGGATATTTAATAGCCATAAAACGATTGATCATAAAATGATGGCGTTTTTTGTTGTGATTTTTTATTTTATCGTATTGACTTTTTTTCGTAAACATTATCTTTACGAAGTCAAATAATTTAGTTTCGTCTAGCATACTTATTATATGTTATTAGGTAAGAAAGTTTACCCTATAAGTGTATTAAATGCATGTTGATATGCATCTACTTTTGAAAAATCATGGAGCATTTCTATTTTGTTAGCTAGCTCAATAACTTCTGGCTTTAGATTATGTGCATTTGCTTCTGCTAATATTTCTTCTATTTGAATATAATCAGTCAGTGTCATATTAAAATAACTTTTTAGTTGGATCCTTAGTTACTTTTTTAGTTTTCTTACCTACCAATTTCATAGGCTTTCTTTTAGGTTTGCTATCTTCTTTTGGAATGTCCATACCTGCAAATGCATCGGGAGCAAAACTATTTTCTTTATCCAACCATCCAGTGCCTTCTAATATTTTATCCATTTCCATAATAGAATCCTTATTCTCGATTGCACCTTCCCAATCCTTTTCAATAGAATCATAGATAGCACGTTGTATTGCATCTGGTATAGTTTTATTATGCAATAACATTAGTGCAATATTCGTTGACAGTGCTACTTTAATGAGTGTGGGCGTACTATGACCAACTACACGATAGATTATATCAGATAACTTATCTTTGTATTCAGAAGAGAACAGGTGATCTATAATAAAATTGTCGTATTCTTTAATAAACTGATCATATATGGTGTCAGCATGTTTCATTGTTAAAGAATAATTACGAAGCTTACCTGTCTTCATTTCTTTTTGCCATGTAACACATGCAGGAATATTATCTGATTTGTCGCCCGTTAAGATCTTCTTAAGAATAAACTCGTCACAATCTATTTCCTCAATAGAGATCTTATTGGCAGTAATCCAATTCGTAATGTCACCTTGATAATTATCTCTAAGCATCGTTTGACCGCCCATGTTGAATAACATATCGTCGTTTGATAGATCTGCAGCGGCAGAGGTTGCCATATCTTCTGCAAAACCTTTATATGCATACAATTGCTTTCGTGTATTATAGTACCACAATGTGTGTGCATCATTAGTATTTGAATAGTTTACTAATTGAATAAGATCTTTATCACCAGACCATACAATACATGATTTGCCACGTGCATTAAGCATTGTTGACCATCCAAAAATTACGTCATCTGCTTCTGCGCCTTGGATCTGGTGTACTGTTACACCTTTTTTGGCTACAATCTTTTGAAATTCTTCATAGACTCCGTAGACTGCAGTCCAATCCACATCTGAACTTTGCTTTCTAGTACCTTTGTAATCTGCTTCAGGATATAAGTCCTTACGCCATGATTTAGAATCAACTGTTAATACAACATCATCTACAAACATTTTTAGTTTACGCATCTCTGATGCAAAATCAATAGCAAGCTTTCTCATAAACTGAGACTTTTGCTTATCATCGCCTAGCAATGGCACTCCATTTTTAGGTTTCGGTAGGACGAATAGTCTACTGAATACAAAATAATTACCGTCGATTAATAGTGTGTGTTTTCCCACTTTCATATCTTTATTTGTTTTATCTTATTGCTAATATACCAAAAATATTTGACAATAAAAAATTTATACTAACTTATTTTTTAAGAGTTAACAATAGATTGTATTTCATACACACAACTTAACATTGTAATCACTGGATCAATAACATGTACTCGTTGCGCTTGGTGTTTTGCAACAGTAATGATAATTTGAGGGATGTGTTTAATATGTTGTAATTTCTCTTGTTGTATATATTCAACAAATTCTTCACCTAAAGTTTGTAATATGTCATCTACCTTATTACCATAATTACTAACTAGAAGTTGATAATTCTTAGCTGGATCTGTTTCATTAAATATAAGTTCAAATACATCTTTGTAAACAGAATTAAATTTCTTAACATCTTCTACTGTAATATTAGTAGTTCCTTGTGTTTTATAGCCCTGTAACTTATTTAGAGTTGATCTTAAATCTGGAAAATTACGTCTAACAAATTCAACCAATGCTGGTTTTTCAATTGTCATACCTTCATCACCACATATCTGGTATACTCGCTTAATATACTTCTTTGTCAATTCTGATTCTTCTTCTTTATCAAAGTCAAAATTAATAACTTCAAATCTTGAAAGAATTGGATCTGGTAGCTTGTTAATGTAATTACATGTTGCAATAAATCTAGAATTACTAGCAAATTGTTCCATTGTTGCACGCAAAGCTTTAAAGAATTGATCTGATACTCCATCAACCTCATCTAGTATTACTACTTTGAACATTCCAGGTGCATCCATAATAGACACAGTTGAACAGAAATCTATAATCTTAGTTCTAATAACATCAACTGAAGTATCAGTAGACGCATTAATATAAAGATATGGTAGCTTAAACTGATTAACAATTGCTTTTGCACATGAAGTTTTACCAGTTCCTGGTGAACCCGATAACAACATGTTTTGGACTAATCCATCTTTAAATTTTGCCATGACTCTATCTGGCAAAATCAAATCATCTAAATTTTTTGGACGATACTTCTCTGTAAAGAGTTGATTTATTGACTGCATATAATATGTTTTGGTAATTATACACACACAAGGCGTTAAAGTTTCAAAGATAAATATAATATATGGCTAGAAAGGTTGACATACAAATAATAAGAACAAATGGTCCAAATCCTAGGAATAGACATGGGATAATTTTAGGTTGTCTAAAAAAGAATCATCGAAAATTCTTAATAGAACACAGGCATATTAAAACATGGTCAGATAGTGATCAATTTATGGGCTGCATTCTGAGAATGCACAGAACCAGTAGTAAATCTGCAAGTAGTTTAAAATTATATTGGGATCATAGTACTAACGAGGTCGTTGATATTGACACTTTACACGCTTCTTATAATAGTGTAGATTGGTTATGTGCAATAAGCTTAAAACCAATTAAGGCCAAATTTATGAACTTTGATCTAGAAAACTTTATTCATCCAGAATACTTAGATGTTTTAGACGCTCCTATGATTGACAGTCGTATACTTAAATCTTCAATTGAGTTTCGCAAGGAATGTAAAAAACTCCTGCTCGCAGAACGAGAGGAGTTTCTTAAGTTGGCTAAAAAGAACGCTAGGCGCTCTCTTTAATATTACATTAATGCTTTAAATCTATCAGCAATTGACATACCTACATAAAGCTTAACTTTCTTGGGTAGTTCTTCTGATTCATTTATTGAATTTTCAAACGCTAATAGCTCAGCTTCTAATACAGCTATAAAATCTGGATCTAAAAATTTAGATTCTTCTGTTTTACTTAGCTTGTCTATTTTATCTTGATACTTCTTTTTCTTTTCTTCATCATCGGTGCCGTCAATTAATTTTTTGTATCTAGCAATCATGTCTTTCTTAGAATTCTTTTCTGGTGTTTCATCATCAGATGTATCATCTTTTGAAGTGTCATCATCTTTTGAAGTGTCATCATCAGTGGCAGTGTCGTCTGATTTACCGGTAGCACTTGCAATTGCATCGTCTACACTAGCTAAAATTTCATCTGCTATTTTAATAGGTGAATAATCTTCTTTACCTACTATAGAAGATCCGCCTCCGTATTTGTCAATAAAGTTACCGAGAGTATAACCGTCTTCACCTTCTTTGGCAGACTCGTCGTCTCCACCTGCTAGAATTATAATAGTTTTAGGAACTTCTTTTCCTGCAATTTTATTTGCTAACGCAGTTTTTGCAGCTAATTCTTCAGCTGCAGCTGCCTTTAAAGATGAAGCTAATTCTTTAGCCTTATTTAAAGCACCTTCATCATTAGCACCCTTTGCTGCAGAATAAAGATCTTCTACTTTAGCGTTTTCTACAACATTGTCTATGTCCAAAGATTCTTCTTTTATTTTATTCTTGTCATCGTCAGTCTTGGTATCATCGTCAGTCTTGGTATCATCGTCAGTCTTCGTGTCGTCAGTCTTGGTGTCGTCAGTCTTCGTGTCGTCAGTCTTGGTGTCGTCAGTCTTCGTGTCGTCAGTCTTGGTGTCGTCAGTCTTCGTGTCGTCAGTCTTGGTGTCGTCAGTCTTGGTGTCGTCAGTCTTCGTGTCGTCAGTCTTGGTGTCGTCAGTCTTCGTGTCGTCAGTTGTTTCTTCCTTTTTAGCAGGCTTTAATTTATTTATATGAGCGTCTGCTTGATCTCCGATTTTCTTTATAGCAACCGAAGTTTTTTGAATAGCTTCAATTTCAGGAAGGAATGCTTTAACGCCTTCTAGTTCTTTAATATCGTCACTTGCTTCTTTTTCTCCATCTGCTATTGCCTGAGCTAATTCTTTTCCCTTTTGTTGAACTTCTTTTAATTCTCCAGCTGCAGCTAATGCCGCTTCTTTTTTACCCATAGCTTTAAATACCTTAGCCTTATTCTCTAAACCTTCTTCTGCGACTATGTTCTTTAAAACTGCCTTTCTTTTAAAATATACCTTTCCTAATGGACTGTCTTTAGCTATGTTTTTTTCAGCTTCTCCTAGTTCAGTTTCGAATTCTTGAAGAGCATTTTTTAATTTTTCAGCGTTAACTTCTTTATTATGATCTAATTCTGTTTTAGCATTCTTCTTAGCTTCTTTAAGTTTTACCTTTTTTTCACCTTCTGCTGCTTCTATCTGCTTATCAAATTTGGCCATTGTTTTAAATTCACTCTGTATGTTATCTGCAGTTTGTTGATCTTTATTTGCCATCAATGCAATCTTTTTATACTTTCCTAGTTTACTTTCGCATTTAGCTATAGCGAAAGAAGATTTAAGAGAAGCTAAAACACTTTCCATAGAAACCTCTTCATTGATCATATAATGTTCTTTGATCTGATCTGATAATTTAGATAAGTTTGTTAAAATAGCATCTACATCCTTAATAACACTAGCTCTTACTTTTTCACCTTCTGCTTTTTTTGTAGCATCATCTGATTTAACGTTAGTCTTGTCAACTGCTACAGAATTAGACGTAGTTTTAGAAGCAGGTGCCGTATTATTTGAAGAATCCATTGCAGTTCCTGCAAATTCTTCATACAATTTGATTCTTTTATTAAGTTTCATCATTTGTGTATATTTTTTAAAATGTCTATGGTTTATATATCTTCTTAAATAAGCCTAAAGTTTAAAGCAAAAAAAAGACCCTCAAAAAGAGGGCCTTTTAATTTAAATATTGCTATTTAACTCTTATAGTTGGATGTTCTTAACCTCGAACGTAGAGTATTGAGTTTGTGGGTGGAATCCAGCTTCAACTAATGCGTATCTAGATTTTACAGCTACCTTTGGAGCCATAGTACCTTCAGCAATAGTTTGTACTGATTCAGCCATTAAGTATGGCATGAATACTAAACCAGGACCGTTACCGTCACCTTTTCTACCAACTAATACGTCACCTGACTCAAATTTCTGAGTAGGGTCAGTGTATACGTTGATACCTGCAACTGAACCTAATGGATAGATTGCACCTGCAACTTGGTTAACTGTGTTAGCCATTGGGTTAGGTACGAAACCTGCAACACCTTGTAAAACTGATGCCATTTTTGCAGAAACAACTGCAAAGTTACCAGCACCTCTTCTACCTTTGTTAGCGATGAAGTTAGCGTGAGCTAAGATGTGAGTAAGGACTCTTCTGTTTACATCACCGAAAGTGTTACCACCTAAATCGTATGCTGTAGTGAAATCAACTGAAGCAGCTAATTCAGTACCAGCATTTTCTTTAGCTAATCTTCTCATTTCAGCTAAGATGTGTTGGTTGATAGACTGAGTCAATTCGTTAGTTAATACTGCTTCTACTTGAGCAACAGCGTCAACACCGAATTGCTTAAGATCTTGTACTTGCTCTCTTGTAACTGCAGCAGCAACTTGGAAAGTTTCAGCAGCAACTGACTTAGAGAATAAGCTTAGACCCATTAATTTGTCTGGAGTTCTTTCCCCTGTCTCTCTTGACATTGGATAAACATTGCTTACACCGCCTTCGCCGCTAAATGCACCAGCACCAGAGAATCCTGGAATGTGGTCTTCTAACGCTTTTACTAATTCGATATCAGCATCATCAGCAGCATTAGTAGCTCTAAATGCAGCTAGTAAAGTAACAGGAGCACCGTTAGCGTCAACGTGTGCATCAGTTTCTTCAACTTCATAGATAGCAAAACCATCAATTCTTGATGCTTTGTCTAATTTAGTGAATTTGTAACCGCTTGCTTCACCAGCACCGTCAGCATCTTCTGACTTGATGAATGTTGGAGCAACACCACCGTCAATTCTACCACCTTCGTATACGAAGTCTAAGTAAGATAGTAAGCCCATAGGACCTGCCATTGGTACAACTGGTACTAAGTCTAATGCAATCGTTTGAGCAGCAACTTGCATTGCTAAAGGTAATAAAGTTGGAGCTTTGTCACCTGAACCTCTTTGATTTGCGAAAGATGCAGTTGCATCTGGAAGGACTACAGAGCCCATACCACCGATGTTTTGAGTTCCCGGAGAAACTGGGTTTAACGCCATCATTTGAGCGTCTTCATAAAGCTTGTGATTGTGACAGTAAGTCGACATCCAAGCTAGCTTTTCTGATTCATTGATTCCTGTTGCTTCCTCAATAATAGGAGCCCAAGTACCTCTGATCTCAGATTCGTTAATTAAATTTGCCATTTTGTAAATGTTCTTTTTTTGTTTGTGTTTATAGTTAAACTCGACATGCTTGGGTTTTCTGCTTCTGTCACCCGTTTTCGTCGATTATATTATTATATATCCTTTTATTTGTTGAATCTTTTCTTAAACGCGTCAGCGTAGCTAGATGCATCATATCCAAGTGAAGGCTTATCTTCTGTCTTAGATTCGTTAACCATTGCTACTTTGTTTAAATCAACCTTAGTTTCTCTAAGATCTCTAGTTTGCCAAAAGTTTCTTACTTGGTATTCAGTGTTTAAAGTGTGATACTTAGATTGTGCACCAATTTGAGATTTTTTAGCTTCGCTTAAGTTTTCCCATGTTTCTTTGTATTCTAGTGGCATAGCCGCTAGGAAAAATGGTTCAGCGTTTTTATTCTCAACGATTAATTGAGATGATTCAATAATAGAAGTAATTTCTCTTTCAGTCATAAAACCTCTTTTAGATACTGCTGATCTAACTTCTGTTTTAGCGTCTTCGTTAAGAGCGTTATACTTTTCTATTGTAGATGATGATACGACTCTAAAGAAAGATGGATTTTCATTTTCTTTAATTTGAGCTGTTTCGATCAAATTGTTTAGTTTTGCAGAGATTTCGCTTTTATAAGCTTCTAATGGATCTTGTGCGCCATCTTCGCCTTCAGCTTCTTCTTCGCCTTCACCAGGTTCTGCTTCGTCAGTATTACCTGTTGGTGGAATTTCTTGATCACTGTTATCTAAATCAGATTCTAGATCTTCGCCTTCTTCACCAGCTTTGTGAGAATCAACATCGCCTTCAGCTGAGTTATCACCTATTTTGTCTAGTTCTTCTTCGCCTTTCTTAACAACTTCTTCACCTTCTTCTCCAGCGTCTTCACCTTCAACGTCTTCAGTCATTTCTTCAACTTCTTCTTCAGCTTCAACTTCTTCTTCAGCTTCAACTTCTTCTTCAGCTTCAACTTCTTCTTCAGCTTCTTCTTCACCTTCAGCTTCTTCTTCACCTTTAGAGTGCATTTCTTCTTCGTGATCTTCGATTTCATCTTTAGCAATATCAGAAACTTCATCTTCTAAATCTTCGCCTACGTGATCTTC